CGCCGCCGGTAGTTGTACCGTTCAAGTTGATGAAGTCATTGGAAGAGCCGTTAGCAGAGAAAGCAACCACAGCACCAGATGTGTCTGAATCAATAGACATTACAGCGCCGACGTACAAGTCACCAGAAGCAGCGGTAACACCGATTTTCAACGAGCTAGTGGAGATAGTTGTGGGCACCCAGATGGTGTAAACAACGCCTTCGTTGTTCAGTGTATTGGGGTCTTGACCGGGGCCAGACGTAATGGGGTTAGTTGAAACATTGATCGCGGGCAATGTCAGTGTCAACGCAGCGGCTAAAGAGCCACCAACAGAAATGATGCGACCACCATGAGCTTCAGGACTCAAAGTGGTGCTAGTTGTGATTTCAACAACAGAGGCTGGGCCTTGCTGATAGATGCCGCCCAAAGAACGAATTGGGCCTTGAAATGTACTGCGTGACATAATAATTTCCTTACATGCAAGTGGGGCGTATCTGTCTGCATGTCGTCAGCCGGGACTGTCAGATACACCGGGAACCCCGGAATGAATGCAATATACACCAAAAGAAAAGGGGGCACAAGGCCCCCTTTTACTATCAAGCTCCCTGAGAGCCCCACATGCCGAGGGGATCAGACCAGCCGAACGAATAACGCTCACGAGACTTGTAACGCACGTTGCCGGTGTCGAAGTCGCCGTCCATGCTGTTAGCCAGCGGAGAACGAACGAAATGCTTCATACCGTTAGGCACGTCAGTCGTCAAGAACCAAGCATTGGTGTCGGTCAAATAGTTGTTAACAGTGTAACCACCAGGGATCGAACCATTGTTCTTGAGAGCGTTGATGTCGTTGTCAGTGGTGCCGACACGGAGTTCGGTTTCCAACAGACGCGTTGCAACGAATTGCAACTGGACAGGGATAATCAGCTTCTTGGGCTTGGCTGCGATCAACAGGCCACGCTCGTCCGTCCACTGGGCGATCTGGATAACTGCGTTTTCCAACGAAGTCTCATTCAAATCAGCAGGGGTCGAAGGAATGTTGCTGTTGGTGCCACCAGAAACCAAGGGGTGAGAAGCGCTGAACAATGCAACGCCATCACCGCCCACGTAGGACGCTGAGAAGCCGTTGTTCAGGACTGATGCTGCCTTGATTTGCTTGGTGTACGCCATACCGCGAGCCAGGGCTTTGGTGTAGCGAGCAGACAAGCTGTCGTACAAGTTGTCCTCGATGGCCTCTTCGGTCAACGAGAAACCCAAAGCAATGGTTTCGTGGTTGTAGCGAGCAGTCCAAGCTTCCTGCGCATTGTCATAAGCAATGGCGGAGCCCTCGTTCTTCACCGGAGCGGCGGAGAAGCCAGACAGCTTGGTTTCCTCTTCAAACGAACGCTCGGAAGTCTCAGTCTCGTAGATTTCCTTGTGTTGTTCGCCGTATGTTGCGTACTCGACACCAAACAAAGCGTTCAGGCCGGGGAGCAACTCTTTAAGTAGTTGTGCGCGTGAAATAGCCATGGTTTATGCTCCTTATACGCCAGTTGAATTGTTGTACTGATGCATGGTTGCATTTATCTTAACGATAAACTCAACAAATGTATCAGAGCCTGTTGCTGTCTCACGAACCACATCAATGATGCGGATAGGCAGCGTATTGGTAGTAGCTTGAGTGCCTTCATCAATAGCCACTGCTGAGTTACCAGTGGTGGTAGAGCCAGCGTTTTGAATCAAAGCAATGTTATTACCAATAGCAGAAATGCCCATTCCAGCCACAGTTGTGCTTGAAGAACAAGAGACTACTTGGAACAGCGTATCAGGATCATCTGCAACAACTGCAAAAATCTGCGTGCCAGACTTGATAGACTGACTTGCTGGATAGTACTGTTGTTGCTGAACTTGACCAGTTGAACCATTGGTAAACTGAACGCCCAAAAACACACCGCAAGGCGTGGCAGTTGTGGTGCCAGTGTCCTTTTCGATAGTGCCATCAGAAATACGTTTAACCAAATCGCCGTAGAAAATGCTGGTGGCATAGCCACTTGCAATTTGCATCAAGCGGGTTGCACCCGCGAATACCTGACCACCAATTAGGTTTACAGGCTTTAGACCGTAAGGGGCCGAGACTGTAGGATAAGCCATTTTAAAGCTCCAAAAGATTAAGTGCCTTTGCCAAAGCTAGTCGAAGATTTGCCCTCTTTAAAGATAGGCATCCGCGAGTCACTCTGACGCATTAAATTGTTGTCTACAGCCTCTGCTTGTGCTCTGTTTTGGCTCTGGAAATAAGCATTCCGTTGCGCAACAAACTCAACAGGGGTTTTGCAAAGCAACAACCCGTCGATCTCGATATTGTTTTTGAAACGACTATCAGGATCGGCTAGCAGTTGAAACTTCGGTTGTTCTTCAATGGTTACTGGCTCCCAACCCTCACGCATTTTTGCGGAAAAGTTTTTAGGGTCACGGCGACCATTAAAAGAAATCCGAATCCATCTGTACGCGTAGCCCGGAGCCTTGTCAGGTTCTGGCAGTAATTCCGCAGGCTTCCACTGCTGGGGACGCTCTTGCATTGAACGACTAGTCATCTCGCGTTGTAATCTGCTTTCAGCCATCTTAGGCCTCCAATTTCATTTTTTCACGAGCATATTGCTCGTTGGTTAACCCCAATTTTTTCGCCAACCCGACCTCAGTCTTCGTTAGCACCACTTGTTTGGAAGCGGTACTGCGCTTGGCGGGGGCAACCACCGTGCTCGGTCTTGTACGTTGAGGTTTACCCTCATCGTTGGTAGAAGATGAAGCAAATTCTTCTGGGAACCGCTTCTTAACCTCTTTATCAATACTGTTGAAGTATTCATCAGTACCGATATATCCTTTTCCATAGCGTTCTGCCAAATCCTCGTGGACTCCTTCGGCAAACTTGCGCATTGCACGTTTGTCGCGGTCTACAAACCAGGGGTTTTTGGACACCCAACTTGCGACCTTCGGGTCCATCTGAGGCTCAGCTTCTTGCCTAGATGGAGCAGTTTGTACATCATTTTCGGGAATTTGTACAGTGGGTTTGAAATTTTTTGCTTTGTCAAGCTTCATTTCTGCCCGAACTAGCTCTTTTTGGGCTGCTAAAAGCTTGTCAGAATCACCAGAGTCATAGGCCTCTTTGTAGTTCCGTTCCGCCTTGTCAAGCTCCATTTCCGCAGAAGTCTGGTACGTCGAGATAAGCTCTTTCTCGCCCGTCTGCAACATGCCTTTTAGCCTGTTGTTTTCATCAAGAATCCGCTGAGTCATCTTCAGAGCTTCTTGCTGTTCCCGTAGGGCGGCTTCCTTCTCGCGCCGTTCGTCGTGCCAAGCCTTCTTGTACTGTTTGAACTTCTGTGTTACACCAGCGGTGTACTCTTGAGACTCATCAAGCCGCTCTAGCTCAGACTTGATGTCAGCAGGCAGGGGGTCTTTATTCCTGTCTTCTTCGGGGGTATCGTCAACAACCTTGACTTTTACATCAGGCTCGTCATCACCCTCAATGGTGATGTCAAGCTCGTCTTTAGTCTCCTCCTGCTCGTGAGGAAACTTGTATTCTTCATATTGCGTAGCCATTGCTGCTCCTTATCGGTTGCGACGGATGCCGCGAGGGTCTTCAACGACACCTTCAACGGAATCATCATTAATCACACGGAACTCACGGTCATGAATAATCAGTCGCGTGCCCGCATGAGGGCGAACCAAGATGAAATCACCTTTCTTGCACCAAGGGCCAGAAGGAAATTTAGTCTTGTCAAGGTAGCAGTCTGGGCCAAGATCAATTACGAACAGGACCGTAGTGAGTAGTTCATCGGTGCGGAGAGTCTCATCTGCTTTGATGATGCCCCCGTCGTACTCTCTGTCCTGCTCTGGAATCGCACACAGGATTTTGTAGCCTGATGGCTTTGGCAATTGTGTTGCCTTCTCTTCATTGTTCTTGTTCAGAATAGCCGATAAATCGACTGCCCTTCCAAGATCGAGGGTTTCACTCATCTGAGTTCTCCAAGTTTTTTGTCAGGTCTGTGATGAATCGACGCGCTGTGAGTAGACCTGTTACAACCCCACATTGTTCGCAATACTCTTCGTAGTTCTTAGCAGTTTTTGCTGCCAAGGACTCCTCAAGTTGTCGAACTTTCTCGTCGATTTTTTCGGTGACGATCCCACCAAATTTTAAAATCTCGTACATCAATCTCCTTTCTTAGTAGGCTTCTGGGCCTGTTGTTGACTAGCTAGCTGCTGTTGATGCTTCATCATTTCTAGACCTGCCCGAGCCCCTTCGGTCTCTTGCAAAGCCTTAGTCTTCTCTGAGTCGTGCATGTTCTTCATCATGATCTTGGCCCCTTCAGTCTCTTGAGTGACCTCAATACGCTTGAGTTCAACCTCAATCTGAGCCATCTTGGCCTGCATGTCTTGCATGTCTTTCTGAGACTTGCGTTGCAACTCACCTTGCTTAATCTCCAACTCTTTCTGCTGCAACTGGATGAGCGGGTCTTGAGCTTGCTGCTGGGCCTTCTTCTGCTGGGATTCCTGCTGGTGTTCTTGGAGCAACTGCTGGGCTGCTTGAGCCGCCATCTGAGACACCTGGACCTCCACGTCCGGAGACATCTCTTTCTCGTCTGCTT